TTTCCTGTAACAATTGCATTGAACCTTCACGTTCTTCCAAATATTCAAGTACTAAATAGTTCCACTCCAGCTTTATTGCTTGTCCTGATTTAAGTTGTAGAATCATTGGATCCTCCTTTTAACAACAAAAGGAGCATTACGCTCCTTCTGTTAATCCTTCAATTGTTGTAATGGGTTTAGCAAAGAATTTATCTTCTGTAATTCCTTCAGGAACGTTCTCAAATTCACTGTCGATGTAAACATGATCATTTCCTAAATCATCAAATGCATACGCACGAATGGTTAATGTATCATTTTGCTCACTGAATGATTCGCCTCCATCGGCAATATCTTTAGTGTTTGACACAAGTTGGCATTTTGGATACCAAATGTACTTGTAATTTCCTGCATCCTTCTTCTCAACATACCCATATGCGAAAAATGGTCGTTCTTTACCTTCACCACTCTTTACAAGCCCGCCAGTATTTGTTTCTGCTCGCATTCGAGATAATGTTTGTGGATCAAACGCGACAACATCCATCGCAATTTCTGTACCATTGCGTTGTGACACGGTTGCGTACATTTTTCCACTTGCTGTAACAGTATTTGTTTCTTCATTTTCTGTAACACCAATTGTTTTAACAACTTCTTGCTTAACTGCTTTTTCAAAGGCTGCTAAATCGAACTGTCCATCTGCCCCTGGTGTATTGAATGCAGTATATTGCGCGCCAACAGAGCGCTTAATAAATGGTTTTTTTGTAGTCATTTCTTATCCTTCTAGCTTCAATTTCCGAAGCATTAGTGTATTGTATTTCTCTTTGTTTCGTTCGTAAGTATTGTTCAAAAATAGAGTTCTTGGAGTGCTCCATTTTCTTTTTGCGCTTGATTTTGTACCATCATTTACAAAACGTAAGTAGTATTCAGTTTTAGATCCGACTTCAACCTCATTGTCTTTTGCCTTAACGTACCCAATACTATCGAGTAAATGAGTATATCCAGCTTTTCTGATATCTGAATGTGGTTTAGGCAATTTTCTCAAATCATTTGAATACTCTTTTGCCGCAATAACGAGAACATCCTGTACCTTGCTCGCAGAAGTTGATACTTCACTAAGATACTCACTGAGCTCTAGGAAAGCATCGAACGAATCGTTATTCTCTTTCATTTCCTAAATCTTCAATAATATCTATTTGAAAAAAAGAATGAAACGATGGAATTTTGTCAACAAACTCATGATTTATTTGAGGTCGAACTCCTAATTCATTGAGTTTTTCTTTTAATAAAATTAATTTGGAATCACGAGGAGTTTTTGAATAGAATGACACTTGATATGTCACAACTGTGGCATGGACATCATCACTTGCTGGAATGTCGGTCCATAAGTATTCAAAAAATACAATTCTAGGAGCTTTGTTTACATCGTTATCATTTTGGATTCCTTCGTTAACTGGTATTCCAAGACTTTTAAGAACTGCTACAAGCTTGCTTTTATCCATTTGCATCCTCCTTCAAAAGTGGATCTGTATACGGCTCAAGAGTTAAATCTGTTTCAGGAAATCCCTCTTTATTCGTAAAGTGATATGCGTTATAGACCTTGTGATAATCACTACCGAGCTTCAATACAGTTTTTGATGTAATTTCCAGACTTTGGGGAATTCTAATTTTCAATGAGATTTTCTTTTCCCGTTGTTCAAATTCAAATTTTAGACGGTCTGAAATTGATAACATTTTGAAACCTATCTTCTTCTCTGTGTTCACTAACACATCTTGAGGATAATTCTCATCTGTCTGGTCAATAGTTAATATCAACGCAAAGCCATCGTTATAGACGGGCATTGTGGTACCTGATTTGTAAAGTGGTGTAAGCACCTGCATATACCTCCTTAAACTCTGATAGGCGCGCAAAACGACGATATAAGACGTACATTTTTAATAACGCTCTTGCATCATAGTCCTGGTCATAGTCAATTCGGAAGCCCGACATATTATTGATGTCATAAATACCTTCATCAATTAAGTGAATAAAGGATGTATCTTCAACGTATGGCGAAATATTTTGCTCAATACGTATTTCTGCCATTAGTTGAGTTTTATCAAAGTTAGTTTCCGTTTTCTTGTTCACCATCATCGGCTACCTTCTTTTCAGTTTTCTTAATTAAAGGAATCCCTCGTATGTTACTAGATGAACTTAGTTCCAAAATTCTTTTTTTGTTGGGCTTCAATCCTTCACGTGGATAAGTATCACCAGGATGGTACTGATGGTTATCATCTTTTAGGTCGTGCCAACGTACGATTACTTCATACATAATTGCCTCCTTGTATTAATGAGAAAAGGAGCTTACGCTCCTTCACCAGTTTTTCCATCTTGTGCAACATTGAATGCTACTGGCTTAATATCAGTGATATCAAGCACAACTGCCATGTTATTCTTCTTAATGATTCCGTTACCATACGTAACAATTTTGTGCGTACGTAAGTGATCCAAAAAGTTGAAATCATCACTTGTAGAAATTCCCATACGATTAATACCTGCGGTATAGGCTTTAGGTAGTGACAAAATGGCTTTACCACTTGGAACTGCTACTGATGGAATAATTTCGATATCATATGGCATCACACGACGATACTCTCCAGTAGCTGTTAAAAATACAGTTGCAGGCGCAATTTTTGTATATTGATCTGCTGCATTTACGACAAGAATCATTTTTGAAATTGTACGTTTACCGTCATCACTAAGTGATTTTACAACGTCAGCAAGTCCTGTTGGTGTGAAGTCTGTTAGTTTAACAGCTTCTTTATCCGGATAGACTCCTCCAGTTACAGACCCATCTAAATCTTTAAGCATTCCGATTGGAGAATCTTTTCCAGTTCCAGCAATGAATCCTTCTTCAAGACCCTCTTCATTTGCTTCTAATAATGATTCACGAATGAATAAATCGACCCACTCAAACCCTAATTCAATAACTCCAAGAGGCACTAAAGAGAATGCGGATAACTTATGTGCTTCTAAATCAAGAATACTTAACTCATCTTTAATTTCTTCTGTGATTTTTGAATCAAGTGCACCCCAAGTAGCTTTTCCAACTTTTTCTCCAACAATCCATTTTTTTAGACCTGCAGGTGCCCAATCAATATGTGCGAACAGCGGACGAGATTTTTTCAAATCTTCATATAGATAAGTTAAAACCGTTTTGGGAAGTAAATTATCTTGTTCAGTAGTATATGCACCGGTAGTGATTTTTTGATAGTAATCTTTTTCTTCTGAAGATAATTGACGTAATCCATATTTTTCAGCCATTGCTGCATTTGCTTGAACATCTGCTGCCATTTCTTGATATCGTGCAACTTGTTCACTCATTGCATCATCAAGCAACGCTTGCATCGCTTGAACAATTGCTTCACTCTTGCCTTCCATTGAAGCCTCTTGAATTTTCTGTACCAATTCTTCAGTATTAATGTTTTTTAGTTTCATAGTTTTCTCCTTTATCAACTAAAAAAACCTTCCCAGCCATTCGCATTTTGTAATGGTTGTTCAACGGTTTCTAAACTTATTTCATTCAATTGTTGTTGCAAAGATTTGTTCTCGATAATTAATCTCTTGAAGTATTCGTCTCCAATGGATTGTTTCGCTTCATTACGATCAATTGTCGTTGAAAATCCCCAGTCATATGACTCTTGAGGAGTAATCCAAGTTTCTTTATCCATCATCAATTTGATTTCATCTTCCTTAAGATTACTCTTCGAAGTATAAATATTGAGACTTGGTTGTGTAATTTTCTTTAAGTCCTCTGCAGCTTTTTCAAGTGCATTAGAATCTCCCGAAACACTAGACCATGCATTGTGAATCATAAGTAAACTAGATTCAGGCGCGATTCGCTTACTACCAGCCATGAAAATAATCGAAGCAGCACTACATGCAAATCCATCGATAATTGTTGTAACTTCACCTTCAAAACTTTCAAGAAGGTTGTAAATTGCTAGTCCTTCACTTACGGATCCGCCCATTGAGTTGATACGTACGGTCAAATTCGGTGTTGTCACTTTTTCTAATGCATCTTTTATATCAAATGCACCTGTTCTAGTTTCGTCATCACCGAACCACATCTCGAATAATCCTTTTTTACGGATTTCTCCGTAAACGTACATTTCAGTCGTGGTTTCATTTTTTTGCTTAAATTGCATCACATCGTTCATTTAATCACCTCCTTCCTTTTGCTCGTCGAATTTCATGTCTTGATAGTTCTTCGTTATAAATCGTTTATTGGCCCATTCTTCATCGATAGTCGGTTCATCAATAAATGTCTGAGTATCATTGAATGAATATCCTACGCTGCGCAATTTATCAATGCTTGATGAAATATCCATAATGTTGAAATACTGCATTGAGAATTTGTTTGCAATGATTCGAGTGTTGTTTAGATAGTCTTTTTCTGAGATAAGTCCCGCATTAAGTCCAGTTTCGATAATTTTAATAATCGGCATGACCGCAAAAGTCATGAAATCATTTGTTCCAGTAGATTTTTCTGTCTGACTACCATAGAAAACATCTAATGGTATGCAAAACATCATAGCGACATAATCACCAAACTTCTTTATAAGGTCATTCGTATCACTTGAAGTTTTTGAAGTTTCTTTTAAATTTAATTCTTCAAGTTGAAAACTACTAGGCACAGAAACTACACCATCTTCTAAATCAAGAAGGTTTGGAAGAACTTTTTTCTTTATATAATCATCGACACTAACTTCATTCCCGTCCTGATCTTCGTATTGAGTATTTGGTCCAGGAAGCGTTAACTTGAATTTTTTACTATTGCTCCTTAAATATCCCTTGAGTGCTACTTGAATCATTTCCGAGTACTCGTTATTAAAAGATTCGATAACATTGGTTATGTCAGAATCTCCAAGCGATAAATGAATTGCATTTTCACTAGACGCGCCTACTGTATAAGTGTTTTTTCCATCCAGAGTGTACTTAACATTTGTATATTTCATTGATTTAAGCGTTGAACTTTCCATGTCAAAGCTCTCAGCTAGAATTAATTTCTTGTTTTGGATGAGAATCAATGCCTCATTCTCTTTTAAGAGTGTTCTTGCCACATCTGACCAAAATGAATTAGCCAATTGAATGTCGTTAGGTTTAACATTCAACTTATATGAAACCTCATCAGCAGTAATTTGACCATTCTCATAATAGTTAAACTTGGCTTTTGATATTTGTTTTGCAATTAAATCGATCGCATGCTCAATCATTAGTTCTTTTACATTCAATTCTTTTGCAGTTTTTTCTAGATCACCGTCTAAAAAATCAAGGAGTATAGAACTCTTTTGAAATCTTTTAAATAGATTCATAAATATTTTCCCTTCTAAATTACATGTAAAGTGTAATTACTTGTGTTTTTAGTAACTCTTTAGCCTGCATAGCATGAACAAATGCCATAAAAGGGTCATTTTTCCGTAGTTTTGGTTCAATCTTATCGAAGCTTAGAGAACCATCCTTACTTCGTTTCAGTGCCGTATTATTGATTGCCCACCGCATCATCGCACTGTTCCCAATATTAATTTTTCCTTCGATAAATAGTTTCTCTATCTGCGGGGCTACTATGTTATATACAGAGTTATTAAGGCGAATCATCCGTACCATTCCATCTTTATTGTCTCTAGATTCGACTGTTATTCCGTATTCTTCAAATGCTGCTTTGAGCAATAAGAATCGATGACTGTCGAGAACAATTTTCTTTACGTTGTATTTCATCATGTTTTCATAGACCCACCCAACGAGATGACGTTCATCGATGTAGTCGTGGTCAAGGACTTCAAAATCTTCAAATCCCTCTTGACCAATGTTGTCGAATGGGAACTTCATTTCATTAAAGAAATTGCTTCTTAAACAGATCCAAGTTTTTTGTATCCAAATGGTTTCTCCATCAACTTCAAATAAAAATCCTGCACTGGCGAAATCATTAAATGAAGCAAAATCGATGCCGACAATTGCTGCACTACCATTCTTTACAATTTGGGTTCTTCCTATTTTTCGTGTTACATCAGAATAAGAAGCTTTAAGTATATTTTCCCAACTTGTAACAGTTTGCTCTTGACGTTGCATTGGTCTGTTCATTCGTTTTGCATAGAATTCAGTTTTAAAAGACGGTGTTTTTAACATTTTCACGTAGTCAGTAATAACCTGTTCTTTAAGTACAGGCATGTATCTTAGACTGGGATTAGATTGTTCCCAAACTGTTATATCAATATCACTTTCATCAAAGGTCTCTAAATACTTCTCCATTGGCTTATCAATCAATTTATCATCAATTCGATTTAGAAATGGAAACATACTTAGCATATTTACTTCGCCATTTAGAACACTCTCTGCTGTTGTGATTTTTTCATCGAGTGGCCCATCTCGAACTACACCATTAGTGGTAATAGTCCAGGTTCTAGCATGTTTGATTTTTCCAAGACCCGATGAGAAAACGTTAATCTGCTTGTAATCTTCATAAGCATGAAGTTCGTTAAAGATGATCATTCCTGTTTGCTTACCGTCTTTGGTTTTAGCATTAGAGGTGTTGTATCGCATTTTTGACTTAGTTTGTTTGCAAATGATTTCGGTTTTGTTCCAGTAAAACAATTTTCGCATGACTTTTTTATTTTCTTCAAGCATGTTATATGCCACATCGAATGAATTAATAGCCTGTTCTTCACTTGTAGCTACAATGTCGATATTGTAATTATTGACCCCATACATAGGAGTTAGCATAAATAGTGCCAAAGGTATTAGATATCCATCTTTACCATTCCCTCGACCCATGAGATCAAACTGTTCTTTAAAAATTACTATGTCCGGATTGTCTTTCCGATATACAAAAGCCATTGCATACCTAAACTTTTGAAAAGGAAATAGAGGATAGAACCATCTTTCACAAAATGAGATACACCTATTAAATGTTTCTTCATCAAAATAAGTATTTTCATCACTGAAAGTTGGAATTACCACATTTTTAATTAGTTTCTTAATATCATTCGATATTGCATTTGGGTTATTGCTGACAAATTCAATATACTCGACAACGACTCTAGGTAAATTCATCAAATGTAAAACCTTCCGCAGGTTCTTCATCTTCGAGGTTCAAGTCTTTAATAATTGTCATGATTCTCGAACTAACTGAATTCAAGTTTTTTATTGATGGATTGTCAACAATTTTAGGATGTCCATTACCAGTAGATATTTCTATTCTGATTCCATTTGTTTCGATGTCATACTGCAATTCATCTTTCAATTTAAAAAAGTACACTAGATGATCTAGTATAC